GAGAACCTAAGCCTGCTCCACACCCTGAATTCATGTTGTTTGAAAAGTGTATGCGTGGCGACACTAGTGACAATGTGTTTAGCGCCTATCCAGGTGTTAGAAAAAAAGGCACAAAAAACAAAGTCGGACTAATCGAAGCATTTGAAGATAAAAATACAAAAGGCTTCAGCTGGAACAACATGATGTTACAGCGTTGGGTAGATCATGAAGGTGCAGAGCATCGTGTGTTAGATGATTACACACGTAATGTTACACTATGTGATTTAACTGCACAACCTGAGCACATTCGTACAGAAATTGATAATGTTATTCAATCAGTTGAAGGTAAAAATATTACACAAGTTGGCATGCGATTAATGAAATTTTGTGCTAAATGGGATATGCAGCGTATTGCAGATCAAGCTGCTTTATATTCTACACCGTTATCTGCGAGGTATATTAAATGAAAGCAAAAACAATCCTAAAAGATAAATTTTGGATCTTAGAAGAAGAAGGAAATAATATCGGAACATTGTCTTGGGGCGATGATAGATATATGTTTTCTAGCAAAAATAAAACATTATTTTTTGAGAATAAAAAAGAGATTAAAAATACCTTTGGGTTAGACATTAGTATTACAGAAGATACTGAACATACAATAGATCCTAATAAAGAGATATATAACTTTTCAACAAGTGTTATACCTTACAATAGCATGTACGATATAAAACGCAAATTGCCTTTATTTACAAAAAGCAATAAAAGTAAGAGTCTTTATTGTGCAGGTTATTATATTATTCGTTTTGAAAAAGGTTGGGTTAAGAGTTTTTGTCCTAAACTAATTACTGTTGAACGATATGAGTATAGAGGGCCATTTAAAACTGAGTTAGAAATGCGTCAGGAGTTATCACGTGTCTAAAATAGAACCATTAAATACTATACCCTTACAACAATTTTTACAACAAGTAAAGTCAGCAGATGCAAGTAGAGCAAAAGAAGTTAAGTTAGAAATCAGTGCAGCAAAAAATCTTGCTTTTGCTTTAGGTATTGTAATGAGCAGAATGCACGGCGACTTAGAAAAACTTGTTGCAGAATCTAAAAATTCTGACGATGAAGTTATACAAATTAATTTAGATGGCGGATCTAAGTTTTAAGTGCGTAGTTAATGTTTTAAAAAGATAAATATATGCGTAGTTAATTAAAAGGATCACGCATATGAGTAGACCAAAGCCGAATATATTATTAGAATATGTAAACAATAAAACTTATAAATGTGAACAAATTTTAGAAGCTAATGCAATTTGGGCAGTATTCTATCAAGGTAAGCCTTTTAATCTTAAAAGTTCTAATGCGTTAACAAGTTATCCAGGTCCAAAATATAAGAAAGTTAGTTTTTCAAATCCGGGTCACGCACACAATCTTGCAAAAAAATTAAATGATACGTTTAAAAGTGAAGAGTTTGCAGTATACAAACTTTCTACTGGCGAACTTATAGAATAATGAACTGGAAAGAAACATACACTAAAATATTCTTAAAACAATTAGGCATGGCATTAACTGAACCTAATATAAAACAGTATATGCCTATTTGGTGGCAAAATACTAGAGCAAAAGATGTAGGCGGGTTAAGATTAACCGAAGAAGGCTATCAAATGCTCAGTCAAATAGAAATAGCAGTATATGATGTGCCTTATCCAAAGGATATGCCTCTTACTACTCAGGTAATAATTTTTTTAGATCAATTTATTGATTGTCCGTATTTTTTAACAAACAGAAGTATAACTGTTACAAACGAAAAGAAAGCTGTCGAACTTACTCTTTTTAGCGGAGACTTACGCAAATACGGATTAACAAAAGCACTATCACGTCAGAAAAAAGATGCGAATTGACTTACACGGATATTATATTCATAACGGATGGCAGCAATTTAATCAAAGAATAAATGAAGCTTATTTCTCAGGTTATAAAAAATGTCACGTAATAACCGGACAAGGTGCTATGATGCGTGAGTTACCAATATGGGCAAGCAATCATCCACGTATACGAGAATGTGTTCAGACAAAACATAATCCTGGAAGTTTTAGTATAAAGTTAAAGAAAAAAGGTTGACTTCTACAGTACTTGTGTTATATTAAGTGTATAGGGTAACATATAAGGAATAGATTATGTCTGAAGCACGTACACTTAGTCCGAGTAAATCAAAAAATGCATTGCGTGTTGCAATGAAAAAGAAACGTCCAATTTTTCTTTGGGGGCCTCCAGGTATTGGTAAATCTGATATTGTAGGACAAATTACAAATAGTTTTACAAATTCACACTTAATCGACATTCGCTTGTCATTATGGGAACCTACAGACATTAAAGGTATTCCGTACTTTGACAGCAACTCAGGTACAATGGTTTGGGGTGCGCCTAGCGAACTTCCAACAGAAGAATTTGCGGCGCAGTTCGATCACATTACACTATTCTTAGACGAAATGAATTCGGCAGCGCCTAGTGTACAAGCGGCAGCATACCAGTTGATTCTTAATCGTAAAGTTGGAACATATAAGCTTCCAGATAATGTTACTATAATTGCCGCAGGTAACCGTGAAGCAGACAAAGGTGTTACGTATCGTATGCCTGCTCCGTTAGCTAACCGTTTCATACACATTGAAATGGGTGTTGCATTTGACGACTGGTTTAACTGGGCAGTTGATAATAAAATCAATACCGACGTTGTAGGTTACCTACAGTTTGCAAAACAAGATCTTTACGATTTTGATCCTAAAAGTTCATCACGTTCGTTTGCAACACCTCGTTCATGGTCGTTTGTTAGTGAACTACTAGACGATGAGTTAGATGCAGGTACAACAACAGACTTAGTTGCAGGCGCCGTAGGCGAAGGTCTTGCAGTAAAGTTTATGGCACACCGTAAAGTTGCGTCTAGCATGCCTAACCCAACTGACATTCTAACAGGCAAAGTAAAAGAACTGAAGACAGACGAAATTAGTGCAAAATATTCTCTTACAGTAAGTCTATGTTATGAATTAAAAGAATCAGCAGATACAAACGATAAAAAGTTTGATTCAAAAGTTAATAACTTCCTGCGTTTTGCTATGGATAACTTTGAAACAGAATTAGTTGTTATGGGTATTAAGTTGGCACTTACGCAGTATGCATTGCCGATTGATCCAGACGAAGTAGATTGCTTTGACGAATTCCACGAAAAATATGGTAAGTATATTAAGGCAGCACAATCAGCTTGACAAATGTTATAAATGTGTTATAATAACATTATAAGTAATAAAGGGCAAACAATGTTAGACTTTTTACCATCATACGTAGCAATGCAAATGTCTGCAAAAGATACTCAAACTAAACTAAAACACTGGGCACCTGATCCTGATATCACCGACGATCAACTCGAAACGATGCAGAAAGATGTGCTCGATCGTATCATTACCGCTCGAGTAGGACTGTTATTAAGACATCCATTTTTTGGTAATATGGCAACACGTTTAAAGATTATTGCTGCCGATGACTGGTTGATGACTGCGGCTGTAGACGGTCGTAACTTGTATTTCAACACTCAGTTCTTTAATGCAATGAATAATAAAGAAATTGAGTTTGTTATTGCACACGAAATTTTACATATGGTATTTGATCACTTAGGCAGACGTGAAAGTCGTAATCCTATGCTGTACAATATTGCCGCAGATTACATTGTAAACAATCTACTTGTACGTGATCGAATCGGTACTAAGCCTAGCTTTATCGATTGTTATCAAGACTTCAAATACGAAGGTTGGACATCAGAAGCCGTTTACGACGAACTATTTGATGAAGCTAAAAAGAATGGTGAAGAGTTTGTAAAACAACTAGGAGAAATGTTAGACGAACATTTAGACTTAGAAGGCGAAGACGGCGACGAAGGCAACGGACAGGGCAAAAACGGTAAAGGTCGTCCTAAGTACAGCAAAGCCGAAATGGATCAAATACGTGACGAAGTAAAAGAAGCAATGATTGCTAGTGCTCAAAGTGCCGGAGCAGGTAATACACCTGCAGGTGTACAGCGTATGATTAAAGAGCTTACTGAACCTAAAATGAACTGGCGTGAATTATTACGTCAACAAATACAATCAACTATTAAAAGTGATTATACATTTAGTCGTCCTTCACGTAAAGGCTACCAAAGCGGTGCAATTTTGCCAGGTATGAGTTTTCAAGATACTATTGATATTTGTGTAGCAATTGATATGAGCGGATCAATCGGTAGTAAACAAGGTGAAGACTTCTTAGGCGAAGTTAAAGGCATTATGGACGAATATCAAGATTACAAAATTAAAGTATGGTGCTTTGACACTAAGGTATATAATGAGCAAGACTTTACAGCAGATGACGGTGAAGACTTGTTAGACTACGAAATTATGGGCGGTGGCGGCACCGACTTTGATGCCAACTGGAAGTATATGAAAGAACAAGATATTCAACCCAAAAAGTTCTTGATGTTTACAGACGGTTATGCGTGGGATAGCTGGGGCGACCCAGACTGGTGCGAAACAGTATTTGTTATTCACAGCCACCACGATAAGAATCTCGAAGCACCGTTTGGTGTTACAGCTCACTATGAGGAAGCGGCTTGAAAAAGTTTAAACCTAATATCTATAATGTATTTAATGTAAGGAGAACAGAATTTCCACCTGATACATTTGAATATGCAGAGCTTCCTCTTAATTACAATATGCAATCTGCTATATCTAAATGGATAGATAGTAATCTAAAAAGTAGATACTATGTAGGCAGACATGTAATGCTAAATGAAGAAAACTCTATTTCCTATTCTCTAAAAATAGGATTTGAAGAGGCAAAAGAGCTATCATATTTTATGTTAGCTTGTCCACATTTAAAATATAATTAATAAAAAACTAATATATACTATACTAAAGGAGAAAATGTCTATGACAAAAGAAGATCAAGTTCAAGAACCACAAGTTCAAGAACAAGCACCGGCAGCAGATCAAGGTCCAGAATTAACAATTAATGACCTTAATGCACTAAAATCAATTATTGATGTTGCTAGTCAACGTGGTGCTTTTAAACCAAATGAAATGATGACTGTAGGACAAACCTACAGTAAGTTAGAAGCATTTTTAGGTGCTGTTGCACAATCGCAGCCTGCACAAGGAAGTGCTCAAGGAGCGTAATATGATGTTAAAACATACTGGAAGACTAAAAGGCAATCAACGAAAAGTGGTAGTAGCGTACAAAGTTGTGCCCGGAGAACCGGAAAACTGTGTAGTAGTAACTACAGAAAATCTTGATGCTGATCAACACGATACGTTAATGCGTACACTTGAATCTTCATCAGGGCAAGAAGCATTTGAATTTGCTACTGTTATGCAACGTACATATTTGCCAGATGGTAGAAATATGCTTGCTGCCTTTCACACACAAGGCAAGATGGTAAAAATGCCAACAAGCCAAATAGAAATGACGCCTGATCGTAATACTGTAATTTTGTTAAGTGAGCTAAATGACATTATAGCTCAACAACGAGGAGTAACAGTTGGAGACCTCGCAATAGATGATGGTTCAGGAACAAAGAAAGCTGCAAGCAACGAAGTAATTGCAGATCCTGTAACACCAGTAGCGAGTACAGATAACGCTGTACTTTCTGATGACGAAATAGCTGCTAAATATCGTAGCGATGCTGATAGGCTTTTTAAAGAAGCAAAACGGTTACGTGAGCAAGCGGATGAAATATCTCCTACCAAAAAGAAAACGAAAAAGACCGAAGAGAGTGCCTAAAAACAAAAAGAATAATCTCCCTAAGGATGTTATAGATAGCTGGCCTGAAGTATTTAATAATATAGAGATTAATACAGTCCCTATGAAATACCTCAGGTCAGTACTCATATATTTTAAAGACGGTAATGTATGGGATATTGATATGACGAAGCCAAAAAATAAAAATTTAACGTCAGAAGAAATAGAAGATAGTATAGAACAAATATTATACGAATACGACGATCATATAGTTAATGTAGATTTTGAACTAAATGTCGCTAAAGTAAAACATGATATTACTAAAAGAACAAAGTATTTCCTTAAGAAAAGAAAATAATAAATGCGTAAAAGGCATAAATACATGTAGCGCAGCATACCCAGGAGTTACGAGATGGCTTTACGTCTAAGACGAGGAACAGATTCAGAAAGATTATTAATTACACCAGCAGAAGGTGAATTAATATATGCAACAGATACAAAACTACTTTTTGTAGGTGACGGTGTTACAGTAGGTGGTAACGCAGTAGATACTAACACACAAGTTAGTTTAGAAGCAGCATTAGGCGAATTAAGCATTGATAGCTTCGGAGATGTTAATTCAGATAGTACAATTCCAGGTGATGGAGATGTATTAGCATATGATGCTGGTTCAGGAGACTGGAGAGCAAGTTCAACCGCGGGTGGCGCAGCAACACTAGGCGAATTAACTGATGCAGATACAACAGGTGTTTTAAACGATGATGTTCTTGTGTATAATAGCACAACTTCAGCATTTGAAAGAGAAACCTTCCGATTAGAATCATTACGTGATGTTAATTTCACTAACTTAACTAACTCTGTATTAGTATATGATAATGTAGCAGGTACATTTAATCAAACAAATTCACTAAACAATAATATTGTAGATGCAAATGGTATTACGATATTAGATGCAAACTTAGCTGAATTTAATGGTGCTTTGCGTGGTGATATCCTTTCTGAAGATAGTAGTGTTATACTTTCAGTAGGTATCGGTGATACAGATAGCACTTTATTTGCAAATGTAACAGGCAATGTAACTGGCGATACAGAAGGTACGCACACTGGTATAGTAATTGGTAATGTAACCGGTGATGTTGTAGGTAATGTAACAGGAAATGTAACTGGAGACGTTAGTGGTAATGTTATAGGCGGAGCAAGTTCATCAGTTACAACTGAATCTGTTATAGCTGATTTTATTTCTGCTCCTGATAATTCATTACAATTTACTGGCACAGGTGATATCAATAGACTAGTTTTTAACAGAACAGAGGCAGGCACACTTGCAGATGACTCGCCGATAGGCCGTTTAACTTTTGCTAAAACAGACTCAACTGGACCAACAACTACAACTATTAGTACATTAGATGTTACAAATGATCAACTGATATATTTCCCACAGCCGGGAGGTTCAGGTAATTCTAGTAATTATTTTAAATTACATTCTAATGGTAAAATGCAAATTAGTGTTCCCGGAGCAATTGGAACAGAACCGACAGCAGGACTAGAAGTCGGCGGATCCATTAAACCAGGTGTCTATGCAGATGCTACTGCAAGAGATGCAGCTATTACTGCTCCAACAGCAGGCGAAATGGTATTTGTTACTGATGTTGCTAAGTTCCAAGGATATGACGGATCTAGTTGGGTTAATTTAAACTAAACACCTAAAACACTTATTAATTTTATTACATTATCCCAAGTTTTTGGAATATTCATTATTAGATGAATACTTCCATTTGCCCAAGCATGTGTTCTATGCACTTTAGTTGTGTCAATATAAATTACATTTCCGGGAGTAATCGGCAATCTTCTTCCGTTTTGTTCCCATTCAAATGCTTCGTCATCTGTATTATCAAAGAATGCACATATTCTAAAACAATCTCTAGTTAAATATTGATGATCTCTATGTGGTGGAAAATATGCTCCTGCGTCTGCTTTAACTAAAAATGTTCTTCCTAAAGGTGAGAAATAATCGCAAAGATCATGAATGCTAGTAAGGTCCTTGTATAACTGTGTAGGATAATTAAAATCAGCTTCCATTACTTTATGTCCTACACGCTTTCTAGCTTCAGGCAAACTTAAACTATCATTACAGTCATCACCTTCTAATCCCCAAAGCATCAATCCATATCTAGGATCAGATTCACCTTTTCTAGGAAGATAATCAACCCATTTGTCGTTATATGGTTCTATCTCACTATTAAATTTGTCTATATCTAAATTAAAGTTCAACTTAGCATAATCACCTAACATTGCTAGTTGCTGTTCGCAATGCATTTGTTCGTCAGTAGGAACAAACATTTTAGAATCGTTTTCATGCCCACCTATAAAATTGTGCCTAATATATTTTTTAAATCTATCTTCCATTTATTTCTCCAGTAAAGGCGGATTAAGAGTATATCTGCTAAAAGACGTAGGATATCCTTCCATAGTATTATTATAAGTTTCATCCTTTTTCATCAAATGAAATGTTATTGCTATTTTCCAATCGCATCCTTTTTTTCTAAAATCTGTCGGTGCGTGTAATACACTTGTATCTTGTACAATACCACTACACAATTTCCAGGGCAATACTTCTTCTATACTTAATCCTTCGTATATGCTCATAGGTATGTGTTCAGGCATTTCACGTTCCATCCATGCCCAGTCTAGTTTATCGTATTCTATACCTTCGACTCCGTACTGCTCATATGGTAATAATCTAAAGGTATTACTGTAGCCGCTAAAATTAGAAATATGTCTATTTTTCATAAAATGTGTAGCTCTTCCGCGATAACGTTGATTAAAAGTTACATAATCTATTGATACATTATTATGTATTTCTAATGGTAAAATAATGTCTTTGTAAGGACGATATCCAGGAATATGTGTAACACTGTCTGTATGTAATCCATAAGGTCTAATACTTTTAAACATCTGATCACCGACACTCATAGGATCATTTGAAACTTCGCTGTAAAATACAGTATCTTCTCCAAAGTGTTCATATACTTTAGACCGTAAAATATCATTTATTACGCTGTAGCGTATAGGGTGCGGAATGTTTACAATATGTCCATTTATTTCCCAGCCAACATTGTTGTACTCTTTATACCAAAAGTCAAGCAACTGTATACGTTCTTGTTCTGTAATAAAGTTATCTATGCTGTAACTAGGCTCGTATTGATCTTTAAAGAACTTAGTGTTAGGATCATGTATAATGTCCATGTTCTTTAGTGTTTCGTCATCAAATGGTTTATTTGCTTTCATATTTTTCATTTATAAACCTCCATTGTGTGTCTCCAAATTCATAAAAACTAATACTTATTGCAACTCGTGTATCTGTTATATTATGTACTGCATGATTCTTAAATGTATTTAACAAGTACCACTCGTTCTCCTGTTGCGTATAGTTACTCTCAAGTACTTTATCACTGCTGTAAACGCTTGTATGAGCGTCTAAACCACCTTTATTAAGTATGTAGTTAATAGCAAACTCACGCCTATCCATATGTATAAGTCCGTTTAATTGCGGATCAATAAACTGTGCAATTATATGAGTTTTTTTAGGAAAAAAGTCTTTTGGAAATATACTCCTTATTTGCTTATCAACTTCATTGGTTACATAATAAGCAATATATCCTCCGACCTTTGCTTTCAGTTGTACATCATTTGTATGCCAGTTTTCTGGTAAGTCTAATTTAGGTAAATTTAATTTCTTATACGTAACTGTGTTCATAATCAAATGCGATCCTATGTAATACCCTTGTCTTCATATCTGCAAATGTCCATCGTTTGTGTATGCTTAACCATTGTTCGCTAATAACAAGATCGCCATCTTCCCAATCGTGATGCATTATATATTTCTCTTGCAAAATATGATTTTTAATATAGTTGTATAGTTCAGGCCATTCCTCATTAGTAGCGCCTTCAACTATATCGAATATTTGTAAAAAAGGAAAGTATAGTCCTGTAAGATTTTCAATATTTGTTCTGACAATTTTTTGTGGATTATTATAAACTACATTATTTTGGAATATTTCACTTGGACTAAAATTACCTACCTTATGTCCGCAAGCGACAGTTATACCATTTACTGTTTGTTTTACATCTTCTGGTAGGTCATTATAAGCAAGTACTTGATTAATCCAACTTGTTCTACTTCCCTTACTACCACGTTCGCTATATAACCAAACAAACGGCCATCTATTTTCTTCTGTAGGATGATGCGTATGCCAATCTAATTCTATTTCGTGTCCAAATAATCCAGGCTCTCCTCTATCATTTAATTCTCCAGTTACTCTTAGCACACCTGGTACAAGACTTAAATTATCCTTAGCACTTGTGCTTTCACCTGTATTTGCTTTTACATTACCCATTACACTAGCAATTCTAAGTTCATCTTCTGGTGTAAGGTTTTGGTTTCTAAATATAACCACTAAATGTTTGTTAATATCTCTTGCAACTTGCTTTAGTTCTTCGTCAGACATTGTTTTAATATCTACATCATATTCTTTATGCCACATTTATACATCCCACTAAATTTACTCTATGTTCTTTACTAGCATTTGCTGCACTGTGCATTTTTGTTGTTTCAGTAACATAACCATAGCCGTCATCTGGAATATTATATAAAACACTTTCTTCTATGTAGTAACAATATTCATTTGTAATAATTCCTAATTGACATCTATCTGTCCAGTCTTTATGAGTATTATACACAAATAGAGGTGCTATTCGTAATATTCTTGTTCTTGTTAAATTATTTTCAATTATAAATTTTGACATTTCCCATTCTGGCGGAATTAATAACTGCTTAAAAGATTCATTTTGTTTAGTCCATTCATCTACATCGTTATCGTCCCAGTGTCGAATATAGAATTTGTCAATATCATAATGTAAATGGTAATCTTCAGTGCCGTCAGTCTGCAAAGTAATTGCATCAAAATGATCTGGTAAGCCTGGCGTCCAGCCTACTTTTTCTACAAGTTCGGCATATTCAGATTTAATTTTTTTTATATCGTATTGTTTATCTAACCTATACATTTAATTCTCCGAATTTTATATCATGTATTCCCATATGAAACACTATACGTTCTTGTGCAGGTGCTTCTACACCGTGTGGTAATTTTGTGTTAAGCACTGTAAGTGTGTCATACACAATACTTTCAGTGCCTTGTTCTTCTACATATAATGCGCCTGTGTTTTTGGTCACAGGAATAAGAAAACTACATTCACTTTTAACATCTACATGCACAGGAAGATTACCGCCTTCTAAAACTCTAAAGAAATTACATCTAAAATCTCTCGGGCGAATACCAAATTCATTCCAAAGGCTTTTGATCAATTTTAGTAAAGGTCTATCAAAATTATGTATTTCTTGTACAAAGAACTTATTCATTTCTTTACCACCTGTTGCATCACTTACATATTCTGAATATAGTTTGTTACTATCTTGCCATTCGCCTGTCATATAAGTCTGCCAAAAAGTTGGATTAACTGTAAAATCAGTGGTTATAAAACTATTTTTTATTTTATTTTTAATCATCAAGATCTTCCTGTGTTAGCACACTTACAATCAAATGCCACCTTTCTGTGTCACCATTGTTCCAAGCACTATGTCTAAATCCTTGATTTAAAAACCAGCACTCTCCTAACCCCATGTGTATTTCTTCTCTATTGCCTTGCTTGTCCACATTATCAAAGCCACAAAGATCATTTGTTTTAAGAGGTATATGATATCTAACTGAGTAATCAGTGTTATAGTCGATGTGCGGTTTAATAGCAGCACCTGGCTTTAGAATAGCAATGCGTGTTCTAGTTGCTTCTCCACGGAATGTATTCATAACTTCGTGTATATAACTGCCTTCTAATTCAGGCCTTAGTGCGTTATAATGTCGTTCGTCTGGGCGTTTGTTGCTGATCTTGACATTGTATTCTCTATTTACAGCATTAGGATTGTATTGTGTCATGCCAACTTGTGTGTAATCTCCTTTAACCATGCCGTCTACATACTCAGTATATTTGCCAATATTAAACGCATTTTCAAGTTTAGGAGCTTTACTACCTACTAAGTCTCCATAGCCGCCTTCAATAGTTAGATCATCATTTTTATCTTTAATTAAATCAAAATCTTTTAATATACGATCTACATCAAACGTATAAGGTAATTTTTTAAAAAATGGAAGTTCTTCTCTACGTTTCATAGTTCGGTACTCGCTTTATATTGCCAACAACTCGGCGCTTCTGGTATACACACACATTGTTTATCATCATATAAATGCCATTGTGTACTTGTTTTTTCTTGTATACTAGTAATTAGCTTGCGAAAGTATCTTGGACTCTTTTCTCGGCTTATAAATGCACTAGTAAATCCTTGTGCTTTACACATAGCCATTTGATGTTCAATCATTAATATAGTATGCTTTAATCCTAAACGTTTCCGAGAATCTGCATACCTATATTTAGGATTTTTATAATACTTAGACATTATGCGTATTTCACCAGGTTCATAATATTTAGATCTGTGCCATGCTACACTAAATTCTGCTATATCTTCTTTTACTTTGAAGATACTTATAACTTGAAAATCATTCCAATCTAAATTTTGATAATTTTTACTTAACGGATCAGTTGAACTGAAATTAATTTCAGAAAGATCGTTAATAAGATCTAACCTTTCGTTAGGAGAAAATGATATTAATGATGAATCTGGATATGGAGCAGATACTATCATTTAGAATTGATATCCGTATTTTTCTAAGTCGTCTTTGAACATGTTTTGTATAATATTTCTTGTGTTAGTATTATAATATTTTTTATATGTATCCCTAGTTGAGCTATTAGAATGCGACATGCTTATTGATGTGTTAAATAGTTCTTCTAATAATTTAATTTTATTTTTAAGTTCTTCTATTTTTATTACAATATCAATACTATCTTCAATCCAATAATTTGTTGTCCTAGGTGTGCTATACCAGTTGTTAAATATTTCTGGGTTACGTACATTAGTGTAAGAATTATAAGGACTACTAGATTCGTTACTATAATCAATTAGCCAATTTTCAAATCCTAAGTCATAGTAATTAGCCATTGCTATATCATCATTATAGATAGAATTTTGTGTTCCGTCGAGGTTAGTCGGAGTATGTCCTCTTTTCCATATGCTTACCCTGTTTTTTGCATTTTGTCCCATATAATGAAATAAACTTACCATTCTATCATATGGATTTCTTACAAATGTAAAAGTTGTGCCTAAGGTTTTCCAAAGTTGTGTTGCTTTACTAAATGTACAATGCTTATATTTCTTAGGTGCATCAAAGACCAAACCAGTTGATTCTGCCCAGTACAGTAAGCTTGTGCCGCCTGTTCTAGGAATATGGATAAAAGTTACTTTAGGATCAAGAAAGTGTACTGACATCGTTCCAAAACTCTTTAGATTTTTTAGCATGTATTAATAAGTGTAGACGTTGCTTGTCCGAATTATTTTTAACATCGTGTTCGTAGTGTATGTTTAACACCAGTGGCACACCTGGTGCATAGGGTAACTGTTTTCCGTTGTGTGTAAACACACTTCCTTCGGGCCACGTAATACAAATGTTTATAGGTTCTAACCAATTTCGATCTGGTACATCAATGTGTGGTGCAATATATCCGCCTGGCTCAATAACTAAGAAACGTACATCGTCAATACGTGCTAGTGGTAATGTGTTGATCCATTCCATTGTCTTAGGACACTGTGCGCCTATGTCTGTTACAGTTTTGCGTTCACGCTTTCCATATTCCCAATGACTGTTTGTTTTATCTGATCCAACACCGTATAGTGTAACTGCTTTCCAGTCCTTGTGGCCGTCTTCAGGACGATGTATGATTATTGAATCTTTTACTGCTAGGTATTCTTGTTCGATAATGTCAACAGGAACTTGCCAGTTCATGTGTACATATTCTACATCACTGTCTCTACTGTACACCGTCATAGTAAAATGCTCCTCGCCACAACAATCTATCTTGCTGTTCACCGTCTACTTCAGGAAAAGGCTGACGCTTGTGTAGTGCTTGTGTTTGATCAAACAACATCAAGTCTCCTGTTTTCCAATCGTGACTGTATTCATACTTTAAGTAATGTTTGACTAGATAGTCGTATAATTCTTTTTGTTCATCTTTAGGAATGTCATGTAGTCCTGCTACATTTAAGAAAGGAAAATATAATCCTTTTTGTCCTGTTACTGTATGTTCATGTACTAGTTTTTTGTAGGTATACTTCCATCGACCTTCTACACTAAACTCTTGTTTCCTACGCATCATTTCTTGGTATATAGGACCATTACTACGTTTGCGTCCTTGTATGTTGTGCAAGTCTTTTGCTTCTTCAACAGTTACTTGATCTTCGCTTATAGTATATGCTCTATTGTCATTAAGTATACGAGGCTGTTCTGTACGTGTGATCAAATGCTCAAAGTCGCTTCTATGAAAACTTCTTACATCACTTGTAATCATTAGCATAGTATTTTCAATTGTTTTCTTTACATGATTAGGCAAGTCGTTGTATGCTTCGACACCATTTAAGAATATAGTATCGCATCTATCTTTTGTAGGAACAACACAATACAATGTTACACAGTCTTCTGGATCAAGTGCAAGTGTGCCGTTACAATGCCATTCAAGTTCGCCTTGTG